AGCACTTACACCGTTACCCGCATTATCAAGTGTTTCCAAGGTAAACATTGTTCTTAAATTAGGAATAACTGTAATTTCATTATCCCCGGACCCGTTACTCACAAGCTCACTTTCGCGCTCTTTTCTGTATATTGGGATATAGGATGTTATTTCATGCGGCGTTGGTTGTGGGTTAATATGCTCCTCAACCTCTGCCGTGGTCATTAATGTTAATCCATCAATTGGTGTTTGACTTTCGTCATACGCATAAACTTTACCGTCATTATTTTTGTAATAATTCATTATCTTAACTCCCACCATGCTTGAATTGTTGCCCCAGAAACTGTGATTTCATAAGTATCACCATCAGGTATAATTTCACTTATTGTTGACCTACCATCGCTTGAATTTCTTGAGACAAGGCTTCCTTCAATATCTAAAGATAAAAAAGAATTAGTCGCCGCCGTTGTGTGAATATTTATTTTTATGGGTTTTCCCGTTGAGTTTGTATATGTTGTCCCCGCTGAACGTGACGCGGTCACGTCTGTCCATGCCTGCCCCTCGCCTATAGCCTTTAAACTCGATACGTCACTAGCTAATGATTTTGAACTTGCATTGCTGTTGCTTGTGTCTGTTATGACGATAAAATCATCATCAGCGGGTGTTACGGTTGGAAATGAGGACGGGTCGTATTCTGCCACTGTCAACCAATTAGAACCATCATCCGTGGAAGGATTCTCACCTGTGTTGTCTTGAACGGCACGATACAAAACACCCGCAACATTAGTTATTGAACCAGTATAATAATCTTGTGCTGTGTCCCATTCAAAAACACCCATTTGACCTAGATATGCTATCTGGCTTGTTGTCGTGTAATGAATAGCGTTAAAATCTTGGAATGTTGGAATTTCCGTTCCTGATAATGCGGCACTTGCCCAACCACCATCCCAGGCTGTTGTTTGTATCTCATCCAAATCTTTTGAATATACGGGCGTTCCACTTGCTGGGCTGCCATATGTAGTGACACCCTGCGCCCCTGAATCTTCCCCGAATATCTTTTGTAATTTTCTTGTAATTTTTGCCATTATTTACTCCTATTGAATTATATCATTATTTGTGTTTAAAAATCTACCGTCTTTAATTAATCCATCTGTTGCATTATTAAACCCTATTAAATAATCAGGAACAAAAAGATTCGCCGCATCCACCATCCCAAAAAAGTTTTTCCCATTAATTGCTTGTAATCTAACCCCTATAGGACGGGGGAACACTTCTTTTTCTAATGCGGCCTTCACAAGATTAATTGACGCATTGCCTATTAAGTAAGTCATAGTCATATCATAATTATCTTTAACAATTATATCGTCATCAAAAAAATCATATATTCCATCCGCAATGGATTCAAAAGAATGATTTGAGTGGTTTTGAATAATCTTGAGTTTTAACAACGTGCGATATGTCGCATCGTTTAGGCTTAACGTATCCGCAATAATGTTTTCAGCATCAAGGAATAAGCCAACCTTATCAGGCGTTACCGCATCATCAAACCCTACTATATTATCAGATACCCCGCCTATATTGGTTGCATCTTCAAATCCAAAATAATCATCAGTTAATAAATCAGATAAGAAAAACCTATCAATTCCGATATACTTTCCTAAAATATCAAGCTGTACACCAACCGCCGTATCTATATTAAACCCATTCGCAACATCCAATGTTATACCGTTCGCAAGCGCACTTGACACAAGCGCATCAACTGTTTCACGCGCCTTTGGCTTATTATTATACTGAATAATAATAAGATTAACGTAATAATCAATGATGTCTTGAATATCTGTCATTACAATTCCGTTATCGTTATTCTTGACGCATCAAGCGTCCATTGTGCATCAAGCGTTGGAACATCAAGATAATCAACCCATGATGTGCCATCGTTTGATATTTCAACATTAACCGCAACACCTCCGCCGCCGTTGTCATTAATAGACTGTCTTGCCACGGTTGTAATTTCTGAGGTTTCAGCATATCCACCTATTAAATATTTAAGGTTGCTTACAATCGTGTTTTTAATAGCTGTTTGATTAAATACAGTGCCTGATTTTGTTTCCTGAATATCAAATCTTATATATAAATCCTGCGCATTAGGGCGGTCAAATTTTGCGACAAACAATGCGCCTGATTGTGTTTCAATGTTGACTTCAATATTACCCTTCATATTTGACCCAACAGATTTTCTTGTGTAAATCACATCACCAATATCAGAGTTTGCACCACCTTCAACAATTAACCACATTCCATGCGCGGGGATTCCATCACTATCAATGGCGTTTGTGACGTTTTCGTATAATCTGGCATCAATAACACCGTCTTTATTTAATACATTACCAAGTAATCCGTTAGCATATCCGTTTGACGATAGGGCAACTGATTGTTGACGGCGCAATCTTAATTGTGCGTCCGTTTCTTCTTCTTGTCCTATGGTTGTTGGCGCGGATGAATTGTTTATATTTGTAACACCTAAAACAATAGTGACGGCATTTTGAACCGTTCCAACAGTGACGTTTACAAGTCCAATCTCTTTTGACCTAAACTGCAATGTTGTTGTTCCTGCGGTCAATTCCGTTGTGTCAATAAGAATAAATTGATTTCCTGCATTGTCCTGAACCGTAAAACCAGAGCCATTAATGTCATTAAAATCCTCGTCTAAGCCCTGCAATGTGACTGTTGAGTCAACCGTGATATCAATAGGGGTTATTGTATATGTACCACCTTTGCGAATAATATTATTAATAACAACACGTTCATCAAGCAATCGACCTATTGCCCTATCTGGATTAAAGCTATTATATGCGTTTGTAATTAATTCGCGTAAATCCACGGCGGCTTGTGTGTAAATACCGACCATCTGACCATCAGGTGAATTTTGGTCAAGGTTTATTTCATTGCCGTAAATGTTCCTTAATGCCGTGTTTAATTCAGCTCGTATTTCTACCGCTGTTTTTACACTTAATCCGTTTTGATTTAAAATATCAGGCATTATAGCTCCAAATTCAATTTATCTGTGTATGATTTACTGTATATTGTTTCAACTGAATAATCAGCCGTAAAATTGCGTCCATTAAGATATGTGTTAAATTCCAACATTCCAGTAACCCCTTCTGATTGCAATATAACACGCTTTATATCTAATTCTAACAATTCTCTTTGCGCCGTACTTCCGAGGCGATTATACCAATCAACCCCCGCATTTTGCGCAAAAAAACAATCACCAACCCATGACATTAATCTTGTTTTAATATTAAGGCCCACTGCATCGTTTAATTTGACAAAATCAGATTTACCCCTGCCAAATTGCCAATCGCCTTTTTCATCCAGATTTCTAAAAATCATACTGTCCCCCCTGTTACTATACCATTAAGCACCGTAACCGTTGTAAATGTTCCTGTTGCGCCATTTCCCGCACTTAATGTTTTTCCAGATTGTTGCGTTATATTATCGTTAATTGTGACCGTTCCGCCATTGCCAAACATATCACCCGTTATCGTCATGTTACCACCAACCTCAAGATTTTGTTCTATTTCAGCGTTGCCCGTAACCTCAATATCACCATTATGCTTAAATAATGTTGCCGCGCTCTCAATTAAATTATCTTTAAAATCCATTATTGCATCAACGCTATGGCTTATACGAATACCATCAGCAAGATATGACGCGATTGAATCTGTTAAAGGCCGCACACCAACCAAACAAAACCCATCTGCTAAATCATGCGCCCTTGACGTTGTTGGAAAGCCTCCATCGCCCGATTTAAGCCATGCGTCTATGTCTCTATCATTAAACAAAATAAGGCAATTATCACCACTTGAAATAGGCATAGATATAAAATCACTACCGCCGCTTAATGTGAATGTTGGACATTCCAATAGCAGGGGGTATTCTTGCAATGTTTTAACGCCTTGGTTGTCAATATTCGTAACCTGCTTCATGGCTATTTTAACCGTTGCCAATTGAGTGGACGAGTCGAAGGATTGAACAACACCAACTTGAACACAATTCAATGATAGTTTCGTGCGCCTGTCTATAGCGTCATATACATCCATTTTGCGTGGTTGTGATGGATTATTTGTCATGTTGCTACCGTTTTAAATACTTGAGAACCCACTAAAAAATCAATAACCGTTGTGCATTGACCGCCCACGGCTTCCGATATAACACCCTGATGAACAAGCCCCAGGATTTTATATTCGCCGTTATAAACAGGCTCAATTACAGAAACAAGTGACGCTTTTTGATTAAGTCTCAATCTTGGCTCGAATAATGTCACCACCTGAATTATACCCTCCGAACGGCGCGGCGTATCTAATAACCCCGTGTCTTTGCCCACAACTGGCA